TGCATAAGCCGAAGGGTAAACTTTAAATTTTCTTTTTGCTTTTGCTTTTGCAGAAGACCATTTAGATGGGTCGCTAGGTGTTGGTTTAGAAGCCATTATTTTTTCTTCTTTGTTTTTTTAACTATTTTTTTTAAAACGTTAGACTGTCTTTTGTGCATCTTAGAAGCTTTGTCAAGTTCTTTTGAAACTTTCTTAATTCTTTTTAACATTTCCACCTTCTTCTTGCTTGACGTATCCTTGAATTAGGATCATTTCTTGTCTCAGCACTAGAATTTTTTAGCTGCCCTGCAGATCTAGCGCAATAAGACTTCCTTCTTTTAGCGTCTTTAGATCCTTTCTTAGGATTTCCTGTTACTGCTGTTTTAAGTTTAGATCCTGGATTTGCTTTGCGATGAGCGGCTACTCCCGCCTTTGTCATTCCTGCGCCTGCTTTAGTTTTTCTAAAGTTAGGCTTTTTTCCTGTAGTAGTTTTAGGTATTGGCTTTTGTTTTCTTTCAGCCATTATCTAGCCTCTGGGCCTAGCACTCGTTGTAACATTTTCTCTAACGTTTCTAATCTATAAGATAAAACATCTAGGTTATCTATAATCACAGCCATGTCATCCCTGTCACGTTTAAGCATTGCGACATCACTTGATATACTACTAGCCCACCACACTGCAGTAGTTGTTTGAACGATTAAAAATATAATTGCACTTATTAAGTATGGTGGTACTGTCATCATGCTTCTACCGGAAAAACTGGATTAGGGTTTAAAGAAAATGATGTTCCGTCAGAAGCACCACCAAAAACAATACAAGCTTGCTCTTTATCTTTTGTTCTTTTTGTAACAACAAGAGTGCTTGTGCTAGATTTAGAATTTACAAAAAGGACCATACTCATATTTGGAGTAAGATGAGAAACAACCATTGGAATTTCAAGATAATCTTTTTCTAGAATATCCATCATTCTAGTAAAGGAGTCAACGCACATAAAGGTCATCGGGGCTGCAAACTCATACATATCTTCAGGCATAGTATATGTAGTTTGATCTTGAGCTTTTAATAATACAGGAAACATTACAACAAACATAACAAAAGTAAATGCAGCTATAGTTGATAATAAATATTTAATATAATTCATAGTCAGTCATCCACACAATATCCAGCAATCCAGTACGTAGGCTGAACATAAGGAAGAACTCCATATGGAATATCACGAGGCTGCTTTTCATAGAAAGCTTTGCCGTTACTCATCCGATAGGCTACACGCCTAGTCTGATAAGTTCGTCGTCCTATTCTCTTTGTTCTTGCCATTAATAAGCTGCCTCTGCCTCTGGCTCCAGATTCCTGTAAGTGCGAATAACTGGAGGTGTTGGGTCAATATCGTATATTCTTGATAGTGCGTCTAAAAAATCAGGGTGAATTGTAGGAAAAAGATTATATTCGTTATCTCTTACCCATTTTGCTAAATCATAAACAACATCGCTTTCATCTTTACGCATTATTTTTTTAGACATAAGAAACTCTTGCTTTCTATCCTTTACGTCTAACTGCAAAGATGTAAGTTTTTTAGGATCTGTTGGGTAAGGCCAGAAAAATGAACCGTCTTTTAAATCAGGCTCTAATCTTTGTATCCTATCCTTTTTGGATTGTGATCCTCCACCACCAACCCAGTTTAATTCGTATACAGGAAAGCTTTGACCTTCTATACGCATCATTTCTTTAAAATGGTCTATATCAGATTGGGCGCCGTACCTTTCATACCCAACCTTTACCTCTCTAATTCCTGGAGCCCTCTTCCATTTAGCGCGTAATTTTTTTAAATAGTCCCAGCGTTCTGAAAGACTGAGTCTGTGACAAACTCCATCGAGTAAATATTTGTTATAGAAAGAATCAACACCAACAACGCACATAGCCGTACGGTTAGACCCTTTCTTTTTTGAGCTAGCTGGATCAACAAGAATATATACATTCATAGTATATGGTCTTACTTCCCACTCTCTCCACCACTCTGATTTAAACGCTACATCACTACCAGCGATTGGATTTAGTAACTGCTGACAAGCTACAGTGTATGTAGAAGTTGTTTTTTTAATCTCTTCCCAGCGCTCATCCATCAGGAACACTGGTACTCCATCCATTTGACCGTTGTGTGTAGCTGGATGTATACGAGGCTTTACCGCTGCTCGTTGTAAAATTGTTCCATACGTGTCACCGTAGGAATATCTTGTACCTGCGTACTGATATCTTGGATTGTGTGTAGACCCAAGGTTTAATGATAGCTCCCACTGAGTGGTTGTCTTTGCTATCTGCTCTGGAGTTGACACACTTTCCTGAACAACAACATCATCGTATATAATTAACGAAAAGTGTCTACCTGTTGGCTGTCCATCTACCAAACCGTGAGCTTCTACCGTCTGCTCTTTAGGGTTTGACTTTCTTTTTACGCAAATACCTTCATTTTCTGCCCATTTAGGAGCTTGCTGCCTAGGCTTTTCGTACAGTATATCTGGATACAAGCTAATAAGTTTTTCATTTGCTTCTAACTCTTGCATAACTTGCCGCAAAAATGGCTTAGCCTGCTTAGAAGAGAAAGATAAAAGACCTATTGTTATATCTGGATTACATAATATTTCTTGAACACAACCAAGAAAAGTTATTATAGTACTTTTATAGTGAAACCTTGCCCAAAGATCGAGTCTTCTATCTCTGTCGTTTTCGACTTCACGGCATCTTTCATATATCCAAGGATGAAGCATGTCATGACGGTTACAGAGGAAAACACCAAGATAATACCTGTCAAGCTGGCCGAGAGTGCGAATAAAAGTATCATCAAGATTGGGATCGCTATGACACTTAGCATATGCAGCAACGACTTGATCGTACTCTGCACCTTGCGCCCATTGAGCAAACTTGATGGCTGCTTCAGCATTTTTTGTATCAGCAAAAACATCTTTGGATATCTCTGGTAAACTCACTTTTTCTCTACGTCAGGTCCCTTTGCTTCTTCAGACCAACCATTATCTTTTTTGTCTTCAACAACTTTGAACAGAATGGAACCATCTTCTTGAACTTCAGTCCTATACGTCGTAGGAGTTAGCTTCCATACCGTGAACTCTTCACTGTTGGTTGGAATCGAGCTAAGCATCGACTCCATCCTGTCCATTGTTGACTCTACCATTGCAAGAGGTGAACGGTGTCCCGTCATGCCCATCATGCGCTCAAACATTCTATCCATAGCTCTAATTTGATTACCTACCATTTTTTTCTCCATGTTGTACACCTATTATATTACACCTAAATATTTAGCAAAAAATCTAAAATTAACATTACAATAAGATCTTCAATCATTAAGCAGACGCGCTTTTATTCATTTGTTCGTAAAGGTTTCTAACCCACTCAAGCTCTTCTTCGTTATCGTAATAATATTCTATTTGTCTTTTATTTAAACCTTTGGTCCAAGGTTCGACCACTCCCAAAATATTTTTTACAATTTTTTCTTGATTATCTGGGTCAGCTCCTCCTGTCCCTAAAGGATTTCCTAATGGTCCAAAAGCACCTGGGTCATCTAATGCTGACATCATTTGGTCAAAAGTTGTTCTGTCAAACATGCCAGCTTTAATTGCTCTTGATTCTATAGCCTTGGCAATAGATAACGCTGGTCCTAATCCAGAAAATACAGCCATTGCTTTTGCCACCATGTCTCTAACTGCTGATGGATTTGCAACAGCATAAGATTTAGAGAATAAATCTGTGCTTTTTATAGCGTTAAGATTTCTTAAAGCTAGAGCTCTCTCTTTGCTAAAAGCTTTTGTTTCCTTCATTATTCTGTCGTATTCTTTTTCTACGTCATTAACGAAAGATAAGGCAAGAGCTTCTCTTTCTTTCTCCGCCATAGTGCCGCCAAAAGGATCATCATCTAGCGATGCGCTAGCAACTTCTGGGGATGGATCTCTATCTAATGCTTCAAGTGTTTGGCCCATCCTTTTAGATTCTTCATTTCTAAACCCTTCTTTTGCTGGATCTCCTAAAGCTGCTGTTCTCTGCGCTCCGATTGCAACAGCCTCGTTCATCGCTTGCTCTTGAGCGGATCTTTGAGATCTCCCTATTGCATCCCTTGCTGCTTGTTCTGCATCAAGACCTTCTTGAGTTCCTTGAGGATCATCTATTGCTGCACCTAGAAGACCTCTATCATTATCGTCATCATTGTCTATACCCATCATACCACTGTTCAATTCACCAAGATCAGCAGCATCCCTTATTGCTTTATCTCTTGCCTCTACCGCGGCATCTCTAGCTCTTTGATTTGCAGCTTCCTCTTGAGCTTCTACAGCTGTATCTTTTTGTTCTTGTGTAACTTGACCTAAAGCCTTAGCAAGAGCAGCTCTAAAACCTTCTACAGTGTTGCCGAAATCTTTGGATTGACCCGAAACAGATGGACCATCGCCTCCAAATGCTCCAGAACCTAATCCTCCTCCTGGAGCGTCAGGACTAGAATCAGCACCACCACCTGGGCTGCTTGCTCCTCCCCAACCCATCTTAGTACCCCTTTGGAGCCTTCTTCTGTACTTTCTTTCCAGAAGATTTAGCGTATTGTTTGGCTTTTTTCATACCAGCTTTAGTGTAAGCAAATTTTTTAGTTCCGACTTTAGGCATATTAATTAAGGAGCTTTGGCTCCTCCTCCTTCATACTTTCGTTTAGTTTATCAATTATAGACTCTACATCGACAGCTTTCTTAACCTCGACAGTTGTAGTCTTTGTTTCTTTCTTTTCTACTTCCTGTTTAGAATAGGTGGATCTATAGTTAAACTTATTAACCATCATGAATGCATATAGTGATGTATTAAATGATTTATTTTCTAGGTTATCCCTACCTATCTGTATCCAGTAAGCTTCAGAAGCTTGTATACCTAACTCAATGGTTCGCTGGAAATCACCCTTTCTTTCGTCTTTTAGCCAGCGGTAGAACGTAGACTTATGAATACCAAGGAACCTGCATACTTCAACAACGGTAGACCCACAAGCAAACATCTCAATTACTTTCTTCTTGTTTGCTGTGGTCCACACACTGTTGTGTACTACCTTGCCTTCTCTACGCTTTACAGGATTAACAGCCATTATCCTCTATTGGCTCCGCCGTTTCCGCCCCTCATTTGACGGTTTGACTTTGCAGTTCCTTTAATATTAGAAGCTTTCTTTCCTGCTTTATATTTTGCGTATGATGTCGTGCCGTGGCTTTTCATACGAGCACCCTTGGTCATGTTATTCCAAGTTGCCTCTCGCATTACGCTGCCCTTCTTTTGTGCAGAAGGTCTTTCGCTATTAGATGAGGATCCTGTTTTCATTCCTCTTACAGATTTTCCTGTTCCGTTAACACCTTGAGTTCCCCGTCTTCCACCAGTATTTTTACCACTTTTGCCAGCTCCTGGAGCTGATTTACCGCCTGCTTCTGGATCGCCGTATGCCATTTTAAATATCCTTTGTTAAATTTTAATTACGATCTTCGCGATCTACCGCTACCGACTGGACCTGTAACTTTTCCAGCTCTATCCCCTGGACCACCTCTACCACCTGGTCCACTCCTACTACCACTACCGCTTTTACCACCACTCATTGGCTTAGGTTTAATCTTTACAGGAACTTTACCAGTTCCTTTACATGTGGGACAGGTTTTTGAACTCATCTTTGATCCTGCTATCTTTGCTGGTCCACGCATTTTAATCTCCTTTATAAGGTGGGACTGTACCAACAGAAGGGAGAAGGGACCCTCAACAAGGAGGGGAGAGATGTGCTGGTACAATCCCAAATTCATTACTTATATTATAGCATATTGGGGGGGTAAACGTGTACACTTTTATTCTGTTAGCAAATTTATTAGCCAGGCACCTAAGAAAATCCTTACCAGATTTGTCCATATAGTAATATAAATATATATATATTATAATAAGGGAGGGGGTTATCTGTGGATAACTTTATGATTACCCTTTATAATCATAGATTTAACCTACTTTTTACCTGTGGATAACCCTGTGTATAACTTTTGAATAACTTTTTATAAAAAATATACCCCCAAAAAAAATTTGGAATCAAAAATTTCTAGGTCTCTTAGCCCCGGACACTGCCTACACGCAACGCACTTTTCAAAATTTTGCCGCTAAGCCAGATATGACAATACTCCATATAGGCAAACATAATATAATATTCCATAGGGGGACAATAACCAATAGATATACCCCCACTCAATTTCAATTCTATACCTCCAGGGAACACTAAAAACATGCTCCCTAGCTATATACAAAGAATAACCTATACGTAGGGGTACCTAAAGCTTAATAAACTCTTGGGAACAGCTTAATGTTGTGTTAATGCCTTTTTTTATTTATATGTATGGGCGGGTGGACCGGGACTCCTGAACCTGGATCGCTCGGACGCGCCTCTGGGAGTACCTTCAGAATATTCGAATATGCTTATATTACAGGGTAAGTATATTAGAAAGTGCTTATACAGGTAGGAAAGTTGAGAATTTAAATTAGATGCGATATATTAAATGCATGGGAACGAAAGACCTTCCCAAGATCGCATAAAGAAGTCGCGGTCTACGGTGAACGAGAGATTCCGAGAAAGTATGCCAGAGTGTAAAACTCGGACTGCACCAGAGCAAAAAAACAATGATCATACCCATGATGCGACGGACAATGTTAGCAGATTCGCTACGCCTTTGCCGACCTCGGTCGAGTAGCGCCCCATAATTCCTACGGGATAGGGAACAAACGCTAAACCTAGGCTACGATGTGAGACTGAACCCACTAATTATCCTGAACGTCAGGTATCCAGAATGTAAGGATAACCACGCAGTTACTCTAAAGAGTAAATTGGACTAAACACGAAAGTGATGGACTGGGGAGGATGAGACCGAATGAGGCTATATGTTATACCGTTAAGGAATGTTCGCGAAAGCGTAGGGGACTTAGCGGGGCTCGAGCCAGAGTTAGTGATCAGCACTATTCTTGAGCCTAGTCCGTAACCTGAAATATGGGACTGATATGGTAAGGGAATAATGTTATTTGTGAGAATCACACTTCCGTGATTCATACAAAAACGGAGCACCGCAACGATGGAAATCATCAAAAATGGAAAAGACCTCGGCACGGCAATCAAACGCGCAGTAAATCAAGCACTCAAGTGGCAGGATAAAGTGCAAGAACTGTTCGTGTCGTCCGCATGGCACTACTCTGAGCATGGCGATAGTACATATCTATCGATGCTTGTGAAGGGTATTACAAAGTGCGACGGAGTTAATAAGCAAAAACTTATCGGCTTCGTGTCGGAGGTATGCCAAGTCAACTGGGACAAAGAAAACCTACGCTTCAAGAAAGCAAAAAAGTCTGAGTTCGAGTTTGATATGGTTACACTTCATGCCCGCAAATGGTACGACTTCGAGGTGGAATCATCGCTAAGTATCTGGCAGTTAAAGAAACTTATCGAGAAAACCACGGCAGATATCGAGAAGCACTCTGATGAGGCGCGAGATCAAGTCATGGAGGCATATGACGCAATCGGCGAACTCAATCAGACTATCGAGAAGATTGCCAAGATGGAGGAGTGGTCAGAAGCGGCATAGTCAGCGGGATTCACACTGGAAACAGTGTGATTCTCACAGATAACATCATAAAAGGGAGGCAAATGTACTACGATAAAGAAGTAGGCGTGTGGATTCAAGTTATACCCGCACAAAAAGCGCCTAGAGTTAAGTCTAATATTAAGACTAAACGAACCAAGTCTGGTTGTGCCCCGCCTAGGATAGCAAGGCAGAAATTCCGGTAAGGGGATGATGTTGACCCCAGTGAATCCACCCTGAGTCACGGTGGTAAAATGAACTGACTTCGGGGTATTTGATAGCCGTATAGGGATACCCTGCACATATCGGCTAATTTACGGGTGGCGTCGACTGCGTACGATATATCACCGGATCGTCCTCTTCGTCATGGGTTCAAAGCGTCCGTATGAGACGAATAAAATATACCCTAGTGTCTTGACTGATACTGCTCGTACAGTCCTGAGCATGACTGTAAATAACTGCTCCCTAGTTGTAACCTACCGTACCCTATGGGTACATACTACTAACCCCTGCTATATGTCTAGGGAACACGTTTTTCATGCTCCCTGCGACCTTGTGCGGGATATTCTGAGGTCATTCTATGTGGACTATTGAGAGAGATACAAATAGAGATCCTGGTTGTTTTCATTACGCCTATAATGGTGTGCGTAAATGCTGGTCGAAAGATATCGACTGGGGTTTAATAGATTATCTTGAGAGTAGTAATGTTTGGAGTAAATCGGTAGTGCCACCGTTCATACTGCCTGAGATATACGAGTATGAGTATAAAAACGGTGAATTTATTGAGTATATGACACTGTAAGGGAGAGTTTTATATGTCAATTGGATTAGTTGTGATGAATATCACAGTAATATCTCTTAGCGTGTGCGCTACCCTGTACGCCACACTGTAAGCCTATAAATATAGGTACTTTTTAGTTGTAACCCCACAAATAGGCAGACCCTGCTTATCCCTGCTATGTACTCAGGGAACAACATTTTCATGCTCCCAAGGAGGTTAGAATGGATGTATTTGTTATGTACTCGCTTATGATATCTTGCTCAATACTGGTGCTTGTACTGTTCTCATGAATATATTTTATGTAGACGATGACCCAGTGATATCTGCCGTTCAGTTATGCAACAAGCATATAGTTAAAATGCCGTTAGAAACTGCACAGATATTGAGCACCGCACATAGACACCTTGACGGTGACGATTATGCGGACAATCACGGATTGTACAAGGTTGCACACCTCAATCACCCCTCAACTGTATGGGCGCGTAGTTCTAAGCAACATTATGAGTGGCTAATTGCTCATTTTGAAGCGTTGCTTGACGAGAAACTGCGCCGTTATACCAAAAAACCACCACATAAATCAGGAGAATTGTTAGACGCACTGCGTAAAGTGCCAGATAATATGCCAGACGTAGGATTTTCACCCCCACCTCAGTGTATGCCAGACGAATACAAGGATAAAAGCACTACAAAAGCGTATCGTAACTACTATTGTGGTGCAAAAGCGTACATGGCTCAATGGAAATGGCCCGCAATAAGACCTGAATGGTACAAGATATAAGACATAGGAGAAAAGTAAAGTGACTGATAAAATTGATGAATTAGTTTCAATAATAATCGCAGAATCAACCCTTGAAGAGATTCGTTTAATCAAGGATGGGTTAGATCAGTACCTTGATGTCTTTGATGTAGAAAGAAATGCGGATATTCTCGCTAAATTAGAGACTGAAATCTTAAGGAGGCATGAATCAAAAGTTGCCTTCGGAATCCCCACCCTTCCTTTAATCAAGGATGGATTAGATCAGCACCTTCTACACGAATCAAGTATTGTATGGGAGGCTGAAGATGAGACATAGAAAGCACTGGCCCAGACAAGTAGCGTATGATAATGAGAAATATTCTCATGAATTGCTCAGAAGATTAGATGTTCTTGTCAGTTATGCTTACGCATTTTCTAAGTCTGAGAATGTACTTTATCTGAAGGAGTATGGTGCTGTAGTTGATAGCGGGTATGTAGAAGATGTAACAAATCATCGTATATCTTTCCGACTCATGCTTAATTACAGCGCTATTCTTTGGCTATCTAGGAACCTTTTGGATTGTAAGTTAAGGTTTCAAGGTAGTGAGAGCAGGCAAACACAGTTGCTAAACCTAAATAAAAACAATGCTTTATTGGGTAGAAGATGGGAGGATGACTGGGGTGATTATCTGGTAAGCGGATGGTCTTCCGGTGAGGACGAATGGGTCAGATTGATAGCGATGGCGGAGTCTAACGAGAGGGAGTTTGTGATATTTAATCTAACCAACTCACAGTTACCGCCTAAAGATAATGATAAATGCCCAGAGAATAGTAATGATTGGATTAATTTGTGCCAAGATTACAGACCTGACTATATAATTGAGCCTAGGTATCAATACTGGGTGAACATTCCGATCAAAGGCAATGAGGGTTTCATTGCTAAGACAAGATTCCACGGTATCGTGGAGAGGCAACGCCCTAGCCACATAGGGTAGTAAGGAGAAATACAAATGGTATTTAACTTTGCGGGAGAGTATCTGGATGGCAAGCAACTAACAGAGAAAGAAAAACTAAAGATCTTTTCTGATATGATTGCGCGTCAGGATAAGATTGACGCTAGAAAAGAAAGCAAAAGAAGTAAGCGAGAGGTTTGCGTCACCGAGTCCGAACTAGAAGCACAGCAACAGAGTATGGTAGACTCTGGCAAAACATGGGAGGACATCAAGAATGAGTGTATCTGAGTATGACGATGACATCTATGATGAAGAAGATGCAGAGTATGATGACCTTTCTAAACTGCCAATGCTGTTTGATGAGGTACATGAAGGCAGAGAGATTAAGGTATGGCGATTGGGAACTAATGATAAGACCGCCCATTATGCTGTTAATAATCAAAGAGATAAGTACATTTCCGCATTGGTTATGTACTCTTTACCAACTAAAATTTCCTACAACTAACGGAGCAATGTAATGTCAGAAGTTACTATAACACCTAGTCAAATCCCTGAGTTTTTGAAAGCATCAATTGTGCATAAGTTTACTTGCTTGTTTACTGGACTGCCTGGGATTGGCAAGACAGAGATTGTTACTGAAACTGGGCTAGAACTTTTGGGTAATGTAAAAGATATCAGGGTATCTCAACTTGATCCAGTAGATGTAATGGGTGTGCCTCAAGTGATAGATGGGCGCACTCGTTTTGCTATTCCAGACTTACTGCCTAATGTGGATAGAGATGGCAAGACAGGTTTATTTATTCTCGATGAGGTTCTTGATGGTGCAACTGCAGTGCTAACTGCTATGCAACAACTAATTCTTGAGCGTAGAGTTGGCTCTTATATAATGCCAGATGGTTGGCATATAGTGGCAATGGGCAACAAGAAAGAGCATGGAGGTATCAATCGTGGTCTATCTGCCCCGCTCAAGAATAGGTTTTCTCATGCTCAAGTGATTCCTGATCCTTCAGAGGTTATCACTCACTTTATTAAGATGGGTGCGGATACTATCGTAACATCATTTCTTAAGTCGCACTCTGATTTGATGCACAAAATTCCCGAAAAGGGTGGCTCATGGGCTTATCCTACGCCTAGAACATGGTACAAACTTTCTCAAGTAAGGCAAGGTAATCCAAGTGATTCGATAAGGTTCCAGTTGTATGCTTCTCTTGTTGGTGAGGGTGTTGCTGCAGAGTTTATAAGCCACGAGAAGATAGCAGATCAAGTACCAGACCCAGAGGATTGCATCAATAATCCTATGAAAACTATGATTCCTGAGAATCCTAGTGCAAAGTATGCTATTGCTGTAGGGTTAGCACACTGGATTAATCTTGATAACATGGGTAATGTGATGAAGTATCTTGGTCGTTTACCAAGTGAGTATGCAGTAACAAGTATCATGGAAGCCAGAAAGATCAAGCCAGAGATTCAAGATACACCTGAGTTTGGTCAGTGGGCTATGGATAATGTCGATATCGTATTAGGATAATACAAATGAAACTAGAAAATAAAGCAATGTTGTTTAAGGTAGATTTTAGTATCACTTCTGGGCGTAAGGTAGACAAGGAGGTATCAAGTAAGATAGCGGATGACTACAATGTAAGTGGTGGTAGTCAAGCATCTGGTAACTTCAACAAGATTACTATAGCACAGAAGTATATTAAACCTTTCCAAGATATCAAGCGTAGGGTAGAGCAAGCAGTAAAGCAGAACACCTTGCCATACTTGCATGACAGTGATAATACTTATCTGTTACCTAACAATCGTATCATGAACATCAGTAAGATATGGCGTGATGCTGAGCGTGAATGGGAAACAGCCAAAGATGAATTGATTAACGGCAAGTATCATGAGGCTTTGCAGGAGGCTAAGAAGAGACTCAACGATAGTGGTGGTATGTTTAGATACGATGACTATCCAGATGTTGAGGACTTTGTATCCAAGTTTAAGATGAAGAAGTTTCTTAGACCAGTGCCGTCTGCTCATGGTCTTGAGATGCTTACTGGACTGAGTGAGATAGAAGCCAAGCGTATCAAGGATGAGGTAGAGCAGAGTATGAATGAGAGTTTAGAGTCATCTGTTGAGTCCTTATATAATAAGATTAAAGATGAGATGAATGGTTTGATTAGCGTGTTAGACAAGGATAATCCTAGGATATGTGAGACTAGGATTGATGGATTGAATCATCTTATTAGAATTATTGATTGCCTTAACTTTACTAATGATGATAAACTAAAAGATATACAACAGTATATGAAAGATAATCTTTTGTTTGTGCCAGCCTCGCTAAGAGGTAACAAGCCTGCTCAGACTCGTGCTATTAATCATGCTCGCAAGGTATTGCAGATGATTTTTGTTAATGATGTAGCAGATAACCAAGAACAACCACTAACAGCAATGGAGAAACTGTATGGATTCGGCTCGTAAGTTAGAGATCGCAAGATCAAGAGCGTTGATGGACTTCCCTTTCTTTGGTCATTTACTTTTGTCAATGGAGATAGTTCGCAAGGATGAGATACCTACATTTGCTACTGATGGGAGGAGTATTTTTTATAACGATGATTTCCTTAACACACTTAGTATGGATGACATTCAGTTTGTATTACTGCATGAGGTTATGCACCCCGCTTTTTTCCATCTAACTAGGAGAGCACATAGAGATCCTACGCTATGGAATATTGCAGGTGACTATGTAATCAACTATCAGTTAGTTGATGAGGGTATGAAGCCACCAGAAGATGTATTGTATGACAAGAAGTATAACTTTGACTGGAATACTGATGCTGTTTACAATGATATATTAGAGGGTAATAATCCTAACATATCTATACAATCTCTTGATGATATGCCATGCACTGGACACTTCACTGACATGGATGGTGAGGGTGAAGGCAAGAAACAAGAGATGGAGAATGAGTGGAAGCAGAAGATATTATCTGCTGCAAACTCATGCACTCAGCGTGGTAGTGTACCAGGGGCGTTCAAAGAGATCATAGATGAGATACGCAATCCAAAAGTATCATGGGCTGATGAACTTTCTGAGTTAGCAAGGGAGCCAATGAGAGATGAACACAGTTGGAAAAGACCACAGAGAAAGTTTATTGCAGATGAGTTATACTTACCATCCATTCAAAAGATAGATGGCTTGCGTAAGATTATATTTGCTGTAGATACTAGCGGTTCAATGAATACAGATATACTTATTCAAGCATGGTCAGAGATTGTTTCAGTAGCGCAGGATTGTGATGTTGATGAGATAATTATTATGGATGTAGATACTGAGGTACAAAACATACATAGATTCCAAGCACTTGATATACCAGAAGCATTAAATGTAGTTGGTCGAGGAGGTACTGCCTTCGAGCCTGCGTTTGATTGGGTTGTAGAGAATGATGAGAGTCCATGTGTACTTATATATCTAACTGATTTGTATGGTTCTTTTCCTTCATATGAGCCAGACTACCCAGTGATTTGGGTAAACTATGGAGACGAGGAAACATCACTTAGTGTACCATTTGGAGATGTAATTAACGTAGAAAACTCAGGAGAATAAAATGAGTAATAGTCATAGCGATTTTGTACATTCAGATTTTAAAACTAAAGAATCTCTTATAAAGTTTCATGAGTATGAGACAAGTTTAGCCAGATTAA